AAGAACAAGTAACATGGTTATCATTACGAAAAGGGCTAAATGTTAGTTTTTTACTTCTAACATCTAGTCCAGTGTAATATTGCATTATAGATTCCTGATTTATTCCTTTAGAAAATATAAATTCTTTAGTAATTTCTGGTTGTAATACTGAGAAATACATAAATCAAGAATCTTTATTTAGATTAGTCTAAACTAATATCGTCTAAATCTACATCATCCTCTTTAGTATCAGGATTTTCATCTGCCTCTTTATCCATATTAGTAGGAGTAGCACTTTCATATTTCTTTCTTTGAGCATCCTCATAGCTAGAAAATGATAACATACTTCTATCTAAAGATACAAAGTTCAGTGGAGTAGGTTTAGTTTCTGCGGTTGCTTTCTTACCCAATACACAAGCATTAGGAATAGTTGCATATGTAGTTCCACCTTGATTACGGCCTACCAACTTCAAGAAGAATTTAACATCAGTCTTTCCAGTAAGACCTTTAATAATAAGATCAATGAATTGATCCATACTCTTTAACTTAGAAGCATTTTCTTTAATCTTATCAGCACCCTTAGGATTGATAACTTGCATTAACTGCATTAAAGTATATTGGAATTGCTCAAATGCAGAAGGATAAGGAGTGCCACTAGTCTCATTAATTCTTCTTTCGAAATCAGAATCTTTATTAGGAATAAATAAGTTATGAGTATAAACTCCACTGTTATCACCACAGCCCTTAAATTCAAGTGCAACAATACTATATTCTGTACCGTCTTTACCTTTAAGAGAACTCTTCTCAATCTTAGTTAAATTAACTTCATAAATATTATAAGGACGAAGGTACTGAGGACCATTGTTAGTAAATGAGGTTTCGGCAAGACCGCCAAAGTTAAAATTGTTCATAATAATTAAAACATTTTCATAATTTAAATCATACATCTATGATTCTAACTATCTACTGCAATAATTACTATCTACTATTTATTTATTTTTTAGTCTAGATTAAGATTAAAGTCAATATCTCCGGCTTCAACACCATTATCATCAACATCAATACTTTCATCTTCATCTGGACTTGTTAATTCCTCTGGAATATCAACAACGTCATCTTCCTTCTCAGGAGCATCACCAAGCAACTTAAACCAACCATCTTTACCTTCATAAGGAACTACATTAAATACGGTTCCATATTCAGCAAGATTATCATGTTTAGAACCTCTACAGCTTACAGTAAAGGTCTTAGTAAGTCTATTACCCTTAGCTTCATCTTCAAGAATAATTGGAGTTACTTTTCTACCTTGTTTCTCGAAACGAATATCAATTTTCATTTCTGGTTCCCATCCAACAAGCTCTACACAAGCATTGTTCATTTGAATTTTACCCTCTAAAAGAGTAATCTTTGGATTAGGATCAGTATCTTTTGATTTCTTAGTTCTTGTTGAAGTTGATGTAGATTTCTTTACTTCTTTAAAATCTCCTAGAGTTGCTTCTCTAGTAATTAATTCTCCTGTAGTTTCATCAACTACAGTAATAATAAGTTTAGCTGATTGAATTTCCATTATTCTCCTTCGTTATACTCTTTAATAATATCAAGTATCTTATTCAAATCATTATCAATCTCTAAATCTTCGAACATATCCATCGGAGTTTTAGCTAAACATTGTCCATTATTATTGGTGATAAGTTTATATGTCATTTTACCATCATCACCTTCCTCTACTTTAGTACAGAAGATATAAGTAAACAAACCTTCCAAAGTTACTTTCTCTGCAAGAAGTTTACCAATGGTCTTAATAACATACTTTGGATCAATTTCTGTTCCAACATTTTCTGAATGGGTTAAGAATATCATAGTACAATCTTCTCTCATAGTTTCAGCATATCTAAGAATTTCCATTAGATGCTGAGCTAATTCAGAGAACTTCTGATATCCAACCTCAGTAGCTCTATCAACAAATTCATAGCTCAAGATATATTGCATATCATCAAGAACTACTGCCTTAATATGAGGCATCTTTTTGTCAATAATTTTAAGAATTTTAATTATAGCTTCCCAATTAGAACTAATATAATAGTTACCACTAACAGATTTAATTTTACCTTTATCATCTTTTTCAATAACTATAGGAGTATATTTCTTACGCCAAGCTCTGAAAGGTAAAGGTTTTCCAGTCGTACTAATTATAAAAGTAGTTTCAGGATTCATATTTCTTAAACTGGTACTTTTTCCAGTACCTGATTCACCGTAAATACACAGTGTTTCACATGCCATATTTAAATAATTAATTTAAATTGTTGTTTTTGAGTATTATCTTCTTTTATTTTTTCTTCATCTTCATTGTTATTTAATAAATAATCTGGTGTTATATATTTATCATAATCATAAATATCATTAGGTAAAGGTAATTCAGCCCAAACATTAATTTTTCCTTGATAATTCACTGCAATTTCTACATCGCAACTACCAAATCTAGTTTTAAGAAATTGAATAATTCTAATAAAATCTCCTAATTTCTTTATATCATATCCTCTATAAGTATTAAGTTTATCTCTATTTGGACCATATAAAGCTATTATAACTTCTGCAGCATCAGAAATATCTCCAGTTTCTTTTAAATCGGAAAGTTGAATTCCAGTTCTACCCGCTTTAAATCTTTCAATATTACTTTGCTCTCTATTAATTTGTTGTATAATAGTTGGAGAAAGTCCACACATATTTCTTAAAGTAACAAGATATGCAGTAGCTGTATCCATTTCTCCTTTTTTACTTCTTCCGTTAGAAGGTTTTAAAAGTCCAGCATGGTCTATAATAACTTCATATAACATATCAGGATTATCAGGATAATATACTTTTCTATTCTCTAATTCTTCAAAAGTTCCAAACTTTTCAAGTTTTTGCATTAAAATAGCATAAAGTTTATCAGCATTTAATGATTTATCATAAACGTGGATTTTCTTTTCTATTTTGTTTAACCACCCTATACAATCTGTAACTATTTTATAGTTTTCATCACTTAAAAT